GATTTTCGTGCCTGTCTTCAACGCGCGGTCTGATTGGAAGATGATTATTGCACCCCACGTGGTAAGCGAAGAACACCTGCAACAGCTGGAACAACAGGTTGAAGGGCAAACCATTCGCTATTCGAAGGCCACGCCCGAGAGTGTGGCCGAGGCCGATTGTCTGCTTATCGATTGCTATGGATTGCTGTCCAGCGTTTACCATTATGCCGACGTAACCTATGTTGGCGGTGGCTTTGGCGTTGGCATACACAATGTTTTGGAGGCTGCCGTATGGGGCGTTCCAGTTATTTTCGGCCCAAACAATCAGCGTTTCCAAGAGGCACAAGACTTGATGGTGGCCGGCGGCGGCTTTGAAGTGGATTGTATGGAAAGTAGCTTTTGGAAAAATTTAAAAAATAAACTTAACTATCCCTTTAAAGTTTTAGAAAGTTGGATGTAAGGAGTGATTGAATGGCAAATTATAAAATATCGGTAGATGAAGCAGTAGCTCTATCCGATGGAGAACTTAACAAGGATGATGTCTACTCTTTGATAAGAGCTGATGAGGTTCCTGGCTGCATCTATAAAAAGAAAAATGAAGAGAATGAAAGAGGAGCTTACTTAATTATAAAAGCTCATTGGCTAAATTTCTTAAATGGAAAAAGCTATAAAAAAGAAAAAACATCTGAACCAGGCGACCAAACCAAATCAGATGCTAATGAAAAATAGGGTGGGTATTACTCTACTTACCCTTGATTTTACACTAAATTAAAGAAAATATCAAGGAGGAAATTATGTTAGTTTATGTATCACACCCAAATACAAGGGAAGAAGATAAAAAAATAGTTGAAAATTTCATAAAAGAAAACTTAAAAAAATATAAAGATGTAACATTCATATCACCAATTTATGCATTGGACTGGCAATATGATGGGGATAAAGACTATGTAAAAAAAATGAATGATCATGTTGAGTTATTATCAAAATGCGATGTCATTGTTACGAAACAAATGAAGTATGTAGCGAATTGCCCTGAATGTTTATTAGAAGTTGGATATGCAAAAGGAAAAGGTATTTCTTTTGTAGTGTGGGATGAATTTGATAAGTACATGAAAAGATTTGATGACGATGATTTTGAAGATGATGAGGACTAGGTGATAGATATGTTAAAAGCGAAATTTGTAGACAAAATTTTGGAAGTTATGTCTGAAGAGGCAGATAGAATTTGGATAGATAACAAAGAGGTTACAGTTTGCTTTAAAGATAGCAAAGATGTAGAAGGTAATGCAGAAATACTTAAACATATCTATACTCTACAACTTAATAAAGCTGTTGGAGAGTACAAAATAAATATAGACTATAGGTTTAAAAATGTTGAAATTCATAGAAATAATAAGTTTGTAGCTCTTAGAGGATTTGGGAAATATGGTGTAACTGAAATATGGTCTATGATTTTAGAAGAAATAGAAAAAGATAAGGTGAAAAATAATGATAAATAGATGGGATGTATTGGAATGTATGAGAGAATTTCCCAATAAAACAAGACAACAAATAGCTGAACATCTGAATGAAGATTATGAAGCTATTAAAAAATGTATTTTAAGATTTAGAAAAAATGGTTGGATAAAAGAAGTTAATGGTAGTTGGGTGGTTCTTAAAACTCCACAAATAAATAAGTCTGATAACAAGATAGAAATTGTTGAAGAAATGATTGAATCTCTATTGGAAGATTTTAAGAGTAGCACAAAAGTAAGTGAAAGAATTAGATTGGCAGAGCTATTAATTCAACTATTAAGTAAATTTTAGGAGGGATTTATGTTTTTAATAAATGATAAATACTATGAACTAATTTTAGAAGATGGAGACATCGCAGTTCTATCAAATGTTGTTACTGGAGAGTCCATGACTATGCCAATAAAAGAACTTTGGAATTATGCAATATAAGAGGAGATTGAATATGTTAGAAAAGCAAGTAGAAAATCAAATAAAAAAATGGTTAGAGCAAAATAACTATTGGTATTTTAAAGTACATGGTGGACCATTTCAAAAAACAGGTGTTCCTGACATTATAGCTTGTATGAATGGTAGATTTGTAGCAATAGAAGTTAAAAGACCAAGTGGTGGAGTTGTATCCAAATTACAACAAATACAAATGGTAAAAAATAAAAGAAAATGGTGGTGTAGTAGGTGTAGCAAGAAGTTTAGCTGAGTTCTTAGAGATATTAAAGGAGGCTAAATTGATATGATGTTATACCAATATCAAAAAGACTTATTAGATAAGAGTTTAAAAAATTATATCTATCCACTTGGAACAGGTACAGGAAAGACTATTTTATCTATACATCATTATTTTAAATATGCACAAGATAAAAGATTAGTTATAGTTACACCAGCTCAAAAGGTTAAGGAAGGTGGTTGGGATAGAGAAATTAATAACTTCAATAAATATTATGGAGTAAATATAAATTATGAAGTTTTTAGTTATGGAAGATTAAAACATGTAATTGGAGATAAGGAGATATACTTAATCTTTGATGAATGTCATTACATAAAAAACTATAAGAAATCTCAAAGAAGTAAACTGGCTTTAAAACTATGCAAGGCTTGTTATGGTTATTGTCTATTAAGTGCAACACCAGCAAGTAATGGTTATCAAGATTTAGGTAATTATATGGCTATATTTGGAATATATGCTAGTGGATATAGTTATGAAAAAGCTAATGCAATAAAGAAAATGAACTACATGGGATTTTATGAAATAGTAGCTTGGAAGAATACAGAATACATTGATAAATGCTGGAAGGCTATAAGTAGTGCAGCTCTTAATAAAAATGACTGTTTAGATTTACCAGATTTAGTATTTGAAGAAAAATATTTTGCAGCAGGAGAAGAATACATAACTATAAAAAAAGATAGGGTTTTAGGAGATGAATTGTATGATAGCTCTCCAAAATTTATAGCTGGTCTTAGACAGTATGCTGGATTTAATGAAAAACTAGAATATTTAAAAGAGTTTAGAGAATCAACAGATTCTAATATCTTAATTTTCTATAACTTTAAAAAAGAAGCTGAAGCTATAAAGGAATTAATAAAAGTAGATTATGAAGTCAATGGATCTATGAGTAGAATACCTAATTTTGAAGATTTCAAAAATCTAAAAAATAAAACCACTCTTGTGCAAATTCAAGCGGGAGGGGCAGGGATAGAGCTTCAATATAATTCAGAAGTAATATTTTTTAGTCCTACTTGGAGTTATCAAGACTATGAGCAAGCCATTGGTAGAGCTTATAGGATAGGTCAAAAAAACAAAGTAACAGTTTATAAGTACATTGGACTAGGGACAATAGAAGAAAAGGTTTATACAAGGTTAGATGACAAAAAAGACTTTGTAGATAAGTTATTAAGTTTAGAAGATTTAGGAGGATATGAATGGAACAAGAAAAATTAATATCACATACTCCAGGAGAGAATGTGACAGAAAACAGAAATAAATATCTTGGTGGAAGTGATTTACCAGCTTTATTTAATGTAAGTCCTTTCAAAGATTGTTTTACTCTTGCAAGAGAAAAAGCTGGAGTAATCCCTGCAGCATTTAAAGGAAATGAATACACTAGATATGGTCAATTGTTAGAACCACAAATCAGAGATTATATTAATAGTATTTATGAGCTTAAATTTAAAGAAAACACAAACATTAATGAAGAGTTAGGACTTAGATCTAACTGTGATGGATTAGATAAAGAAGCAGGATTATTACTAGAAATTAAAACTAATGCTGGAGATAAAACAACATATGAAGATGTATATGATTATATATTACAAATGCAAATGTATATGTTTCAATTTAATGTTGAAAAAGGTTATTTAGTTCAATACAAAAGACCAGAGAACTTTTGGAGTGGGCTAAATTATGAAACACAACACACAGATGATTATTTCAATCAAGAATTTGATCCAGAAAGAATATCTGTGATGGAAATAAAAAGAGATGATAAATTGATACAACAAATATTATCTAAAGCAGAAAAATTTTGGAATGATATAGAAAGATTAAAAGAAAATCCAGATATGACAGAAGAAGAGTTTTATTTCAATGATAAATTGGTTGAATATAACAACACTATAAATAAATTATCAGTTCTGGAAAAAGAATTAGCTAGACTTAAAGATATCGAAAAAGAGACCAAAACACAAAGAGAAATATTATATGAATTAATGCATAATGTAGGAGTTAAAACAATAGTTACAAATAATCTTATGATCACAAAAATAAATCCTACAACAAGTGAAAAAATTGATTCTAAAAAATTAAAAGAAGAATTACCTGAAATAGCTAAAAAATATAACAAAATAACTAATGTAAAAGGCTATGTAAAAATAACAGTTAGAGCAGATAAAAATGTAGTGGAAGAAATTAAAGAAGAAATAATAAGTAACACAAATATAGATAATAGTAAAAAGTCAGCACTTGCTGCACTAGGATTATAAGGAGGATATAAAATGATTAAATTACCAGCAAATGAACCAAAGGTGGCAGATATTACACCAAAAAGCTTCTTAATATGGGGCGAATCAATGTCAGGAAAAACTTACTTAGCAAGAGAATTTGAAAGTCCATTAATAATTAATACTGATGGGAATGCAACAAAAGTTAATACTCCATCTGTTGCAATTAAAAACTTTGCAGAATTTGCAGAAGTTATTGAAGCATTGAAAAATGAAAAACACACATATAAGACTGTAATTATAGATTTGATAGATGATATTGAAACTATGTTAACAATACATATATGTGAAGCAGCAAAAGTTGAAAGTTTAGCAGATATTCCTTTTGGAAAAGGCTATGCTAAATTCAATGCTGTATGGAAAAAGTTAATGATTGAATTAACACAAATGAATATGAATGTAATATTTATATCACATTCAATAGAAAAATCTGAAAATAATGGACAAACAATGTATCAAGCTCCTAGCCTAGGACAAAAACCATTAAATGCTTGTATGGGTAGATGTGATTTCTCAATCCAAACTAAAAAAATTGGAAGCAATTACATTAGAATATGCACTAACAAAAGAGAAGCATACAAAGAAGATGATATAAAAGATAAAAAGATTTTGGCAATTTTAAAAACAGTAAAAGGAGTTTTTGAGATAAAACCAGCTATTAAACAAGTGACATCAACAAAAAATGAAAATCTAAATAAAACAACAGATAACACAAATAATATAAGTAAAGATGGAGGTAACAAATAATGAGTATAGCAGATATCATGGCAGAATTAGAGGCACAAGATTGGAAAGCAGGAGATAAGGAAACAGATTTTTCTGTAGCCGATGGAGTTTATGAAGGAGTTATAGAAGGACTTGAATACAAGGAAAATGAAAAAGGTACTCAATGGTTTTCATTTACAGTAAATTTAATAAATGAAAATAAAAAGTATTTTGCAAATGTATACTTTAGTGGAAAAATGGCAGCTATAAACTTGAAAAAATTTATAAATATAATTTATAACTTAACAGGAGAAGCATTAACATCTATGGACTTTGCTAATGAAGTAGCTTTAGCACAAAGATTAAATGATGAGCTAATTGGAAAAGATGTAGTTATAGAATTAACAACTAAAAAAGAATTCCAAAACTTCAAATTTATTTTCCAAGAATAGGAAAAATAAAAGGGAGAGTTTAACTCTCCCTCACTATTCTATGAAAGGAGGGTAAATAAATGAGAAGAGATATAGTTGGATTTTATGACTTTGAAGTTTTTATGTGTGATTGGTTGGTTGTTATAATTACCACTCAAGATGAAGAAATAATAATACACAATGATCCTGAGTTATTGAAAAAAATAATGAATAATATAAATTGCTTAATAGGATTCAATAATCATAATTATGATGATTTGATACTTGCAGGAATAATATCAAGGAATATGACACCAGGAGAAGTATATAAACTATCCCAATCTATTATTAATGGTGAGAATACAAGCTTTTATAAAAAAATAGCTAATCAGTTACCAACATTAGATACTAAGCAAGAGCTTCCACCTGGAGTTAGTCTAAAAGAAATTGAAAGTAATATGGGTATGAATATAATTGAAACTCCAGTATCTTTTAATTTAGATAGACCTTTAACATCTGATGAATTTATGGAAGTAATAAAGTATTGTAGACATGATGTTGAAACAACAAAAAAAGTATTTGAGTATAGAAAAGACTACTTTGAATCTAAGATAGATATTTGCAAAGAATTTAACTTAGATAGATTAGATACAAAGAAAACAAGAGCTAATCTTGCTGCAAAAGTTTTACAGTGTAATAAATCTAAATTACCAACACAAGCAAGATTAAACAAAGATAGATTATTATTCACAATTACAGATAAATTAAGAAAAGAAAATATTCCTCAGCCAATTTTAGATTTTTATGATGATATTCAAAAAAGATTTCGAGCTGGAGAAGATTTCAAAGAGTTAGAAAAAGAAAGTCTAGTATTCAACCTATGTGGAGTGGATCACACTTATGCTTTTGGTGGACTACATGCAGCAAGACCTAATTTTTTCTATGAAGGTAATATGTTAATGGTTGATGTTGGAAGTTATTATCCTAGCATGATTATTAATTTTAATTTTATGTCTAGAGCTTCTGAGCATCCTGAACTATACAAAAAACTATATGATACAAGAATGGAATATAAAAAAAATAAAGACCCGAAACAAGGAATATATAAAATACTTTTAAACGGAACATTTGGTGCTTTAAAGAGTGAATTTAATAATTTATATGATCCAGTTCAATCAAATAACATTTGTATAAATGGGCAGTTGTTATTAACAGATTTAATAGTTAGTTTAAAAGATTATACAAGAGTGATACAAAGCAATACTGATGGAATATTGGTGGCATATGAAGAAGATGATTTACCAAAAATTATAGAGTTATGTAAAGAATGGGAAAAAAATTATGGTTTAAGTTTGGACTATGATTATGCTATAAAAATAGCTCAAAGAGATGTTAATAATTATATCCTAAAAGTAAAAACCAAAGATGGTTACAAATTGAAAGGAAAAGGAATATTTCAAAATCATGATGGTGGAAACTTTGAAAAGAATAATCTCACAATTATAGACATGGCTTTAAAAGCTTACTATATGGATGATATTTCTGTTGATAAGTTTATATTATCTTTGATAAAAGAAAATAACTTAATGCCTTTTCAACAAGTAGCTAAAATGGGTGGAACCTTTCATCATGTAGAAACAGTAGTAAATGGTGAAGCTATTGAACTACAAAAGGTCAACAGAATATTTGCAACTTGGAAAAAAGAATATGGACCAATACATAAAATCAAAATTGAAAATGAATCTAAAAAATACACTAAAATTCCAAATTCTGCTGATAGAATTTATATTCACAATGAAGAAATTGAGAAACTAGATAAAAGTATTTTAGATTTAGACTACTATAGAAAATTGGTGGAGAAAAATAAATTTACAGATAGAAAGGTGGTATCATGGGAACTATTCGAGCAAAATACATAGAATTAGAACCAGGAACAAGCAAACCCAAGGTATCATTTGATGAATTTGTTTATGATATTTCTAAAATATCTGATGCTGCGTTCTTAGTTCCAGAAGATGTTGTGGTAGTTGATTTTGACCATATTGGTGATTTGTGGAAGGATATACTTAATAAGTATCCAACTAGAACAATAAAGACTACTCGTGGAGCTCATTTATATTATAAAATTCCACCAAACTTGAAATTACATAACAATATAAATATTATGACTTATTGTGGTTTAAATGTTGATTATAAGACAGGATATGGAAAGAAAAAGGCATCAGCTAAGGTAAAGGTCAATGGAGTTCTTAGAACGATTTTAAACGATACGTCAGTTGATAATTTAGCTATATTACCTTTGGATTTATATCCTATTCCTGCTGTGAAATATAACCTATATGATCTTGATGATGGTGATGGAAGAAACCAAGCTATCTATAAACATATAAAAGCATTACAAGATTATGGAGTACCTCAACAAAATATAATAGAATTTGCTGATTTTATAAATAATAAAGTTTTTAAAACACCATTAACAGATGATGAATTAAAACCAACTATTTTATCTGCTTTTAAAAAATCAGATGAAGAAGAAATAGAGCTTTATTATGAAGATAAGAATGGCAATAAAAAATTAGATATATTTGCTGTTGCAGAATATGTTAATAAGTTATTTCAATTAAAAATCTATAATGGAAGGTTTTATTTTCTTAAAGAAGATAAAAATGGTAAAAAGAACTATGTTGGAAATGAAATGACAAATAATATTTTAAGGGAGATATTAGAACAAATGAAATTAAAATTAAAAAAGTCTCAGGACAATGAGTTGCTTCACCAATTAACGAAAATAGCAGAAATAGAACCTAACTCAAATAATTATCCAATAAAATTAAACAATGGATTTATATTAGATGGAGAAGATGTTCTACATATGGATACAGTATTCACACCATTTAATTTAGATGTAGCATATAATCCAGAGGTAGTGTGTGATGATGTGGATAATTATATAAAGTGGTTTTGTAACAATGATGAAAGTTTAATAATGCTATTTGAAGAAATATTAGGACATATATTAATGACTTCTAGTTTTCCACATCATGTGTTTTTCTTTGTGGCAAATAGTGGGAAAAATGGTAAGAGTACAACATTAAATATGATATCTAATTTTGTTGGAGACTTACATAGCTCAGTAGCTTTAGAAGAATTTGATAAGTCAGAAAATTTATTTGCAATAAATGGAAAACTTGTAAACTGTGGAGATGATATTGATGCTTCACTCATAGAAAAGTCAAGAGCGGTTAAAACTCTTGCAGCAGGGAATGAAATACTTTGTAGAGCATTGTATGAAAATCCAATAAAAATGAAATCAGTTGCAACACTTTTATTTACTTGTAATGAGATGCCAAACTTTAAAGATAAATCTGGTGGAATAGCAAGAAGAGTTATATGTTTTCCTTGCAATGCTGTAGTAGAAAAAATTGATATGAAGATAGATCAAAAACTATCAACACCAGAAGCTAAATCAAGGCTTCTAAATTTAGCAATAAAAGGTATGAAAAGAATTATAAACAATGGTGGAGAACTTACCAAGAGTGACCTTGTTAAGGAGCTTACAGATAAATATTTAACTGAATCCGATAATGTTAAATTATTTATTGAAGAGTATGGAGAAGATTTTATTTTAAATGATATCAAAAATGATACTTTTGGCAAGATTTATGTTTGTTATACCATGTTTTGTAATGAAAGTGGATATGGTGCATTGAGTAAAAAAAGATTTTCCCACAAATTAGAAGCTCTTGGATTCGAAACTTATAAAACAAATGGGAAATTAAAAATTAGAAGAAAAACACATGGGTGGATTAAACTTTAATTTTAAGTGTTCAATTAAATTTTTAAGTGCTACATCAGTGCTTGATTGAGTGCTAGATTATTATAATTTTAATATTGGTAATTAAGGAAAAGTGTTACAAGTGATATATTTATTTATACTTTTTTATTAAAAATATATAAATATATAATATATAATAAAAAGAAAAAAAAAGATGTAAAGAGAAAATTTAGCACTTTTATCACTTTCCTTTTAACACCAATAAAAAACTAAAAAAAATTAAACACTCAATCCCACCCTTATCTAGCACTTTATAAAAATCTAGCACTTTTTTAAAAAATATTTTAAGGAGGAGTAAATGGAAAATAACAATATAGATAATATAAACAATCCAAACCATTATAAACTTGGTTGTGGGGTTGAAAGTATAGACATAATTAAAAGAGTATTGGGTTTAAAAGGCTTTGTAGCTTTCTGTCTTGGGAATATTCTTAAATATTTAATCAGAGCAGAGAAAAAGAATGGTAAAGAAGATTATAAGAAAGCAGCTAAATATTTAGAATGGGTTATAGAAAGAGATAATCATGATAAATATGCAGTTATACAAATTATTGATATAAACGATTTAGAAAAAGATTTAGGTGTTGAATGGAGTAAAATCATTTCTGAAATAGCGAAAGATTTAAGTATAGAAAATGCTTTTGAATTAGATAGCATTTTTAGAAATATATTTAGTGAAAATTATGAAATGGCTAGAGATATTCTGGATGATTTTATTAAAGAATATAAGGAGTAAATTATGAATAAGATAAGAATTACTCATAAAGATGGAGATATGCAAGGTATTACTCTTATGTACTTAATAAACAAGTACTTGAAAATTAATCGGGAGCTTTGGGATAAAGAGAGTATGGCTCTAAACAGATATTATAAAGCTATCTTAACTAGAACTATAAAAGCTTCAGATAAGATTGTAGATAAGTTTAAAAAACATATAAACTACAATGCAGAAAAAGAAATATTAAAAGTTCTGGATGAAGTATTTGCTGAATGTGAACACAAAGAAACTGGTGATAATTTAGAACTTCTTAGAACTATGTTTTTAGTAATTATGATGTTTGGAACTATTAATTTTCACAAAAGAAATATGATTGGTGTAGTTTTAAAGTCTATGATAACTGATGTAGTTAACGCTTTTAAAGATTTTAAAACTATGTGGCTTAAAGAAATTGATGATAGTGTAATAAGACTGGAGGAGCAGTTATGACAGATAGAGAAAAATTAGATATTGCTATTAAAAAATGTTTTGAATTACTAGAAGAATTAAAAGAAACTTCTAAGAAAAGAGTATTTTCAAAAGTAGATATAAATAAAAGTGCTGTTAAAAGAACTAGAATTATGATTAATCAATATTTGAAGGGTGTTGAGGAATAATGGAAAAAGAAAATGTGTTAGAGATAGAATTTAAAGAAGTTTGGAAAGATAGATGGGCTTGGAAAATAATTAAAAACGAGGTAGATTTCAAAAATACGGGTGGAGAAATAGTACTTCATCATATAAAAATAAACTGTGCAAATAAAGAGAATTTATATGTATTTCATAATTGGTTAGCAGAGTGGGAGCTAATAGATGACTATACTTTAATAGATTCAGATTTAAAAATAGATATACAAGATTTTGTTAATTATATTAATAAAAAATATGGAATACCTAAGAGATGGAGAGCAGACTATAATAAAATGTTTTATTTTATAGAAAGTTATGGAGAAGCTAATTGTATAAATGATATAAGAGCAGAGTCAGATACCAGCAAATATAAACTTGGAAACTATTTTAAAACAAAAGAAGAAGCACAAAAAATAATAGACAGCAAAGAATGGCAAGAGTTCTGGGATAAGGTAAGAGCAGGAGAGATTGGAGGAGATGAATAATGACACAAGAAATAATCAAAATAGTAGGGATAGAAGTGAAGATGCCATATCACGATGAAGCATATATAGTTGGTGAGAAACCTGATGGTCATATATCTGGGATAGTAAGAAATACAGGTATTGTTAAAGAGATAAGATTGGCAGAGGACGATGATTCAATTCAAGAAAGAGATGTCATTTATATAAAAATGGAAAAAAATGGAATAATACTGGAATTATCAACAAGTCAACCAGGATTGAGAATAATTTGGGAGGAAGAATAAATGGAAATAATGCATGGAGATGTAAGAGAAGAGATAAAAAAAATAAAATCTAACTCTGTAGATTGCATAGTCACCTCTCCCCCATATTGGAGATTAAGAGATTATGGAGATAATAGACAATTGGGTTTAGAAGAAACACCTGCAGAATTTATTCAAAATCTTTGTAATATTTTTGATGAATGTTATAGAGTTCTCAAAGATACAGGAACCTTATTTGTAAATTTAGGAGATAGTTATAGTCATAGTAATAGCATTAGCACATTAGGAAGAAGAGGTTTTTATAAAGATGCTAAAGATAAAATTTTAAAGAAAACAAAATGCATGGCCAAAAAGAAAAGTCTTGTTGGAATACCAGCAATGTTCATGATAGAGATGATTAATAGAGGTTGGATTCTTAGAAATAAAATTATCTGGCAAAAAACAAATGTAATGCCAGAAAGTGTAAAAGATAGATTTACTAACGATTATGAGGAAGTATTCTTTTTTACTAAAAAAGAAAAATATTATTTTAATAAACTGTATGAACCTTATGCTGATAAAACTTTAAACTCTTTTAAAGATGGAAAAATACCTAACTCCCATAAATATTTAGAAGCAGGCAAAAGTAAATGTGGAATGAGAGAAGGTAAAGAATGGATAAGTATTGTGAGTGAAAAAGGTAGAAACATGAGGACAGTTTGGAGTATTGGAACTGTTGGGATAAAAGAAGCTCATTTTTCAACTTTTCCAAAGGAGCTTGCTAAAAGATGTATATCTGCAGGTTGTCCATGTAATGGTGTTGTTTTAGATATATTTTTGGGAAGTGGGACCACTTTAATTGTTGCTAAAGAATTAGGAATGCATGGAATAGGAATTGAGTTGATAAAAAAAAATATAGATATTATTAATAAGAGATTAAATAAGGAAGTGAAATGATGAAATACTTAAAAATAAAAGCAACAGATAAAAGAATAATTATAATAGATTTAGAGAAAGTTGTAAGTTATATGGTTGGAGATGATTTTGTAAATATAAATTATTATGGTGATGATTTTTTTCATTTTACAAGAGAAGATGATAAGTTTGGAATACAAGTAGAAAAATTTGAAACATTGAGAGTTTTTATACAAAATTTAGCAGGAGAAAAAATATGATTAAATATAACATAGAAATAAAATATCTGTTAAATGGTATAGAAGAAACTAGAAATATGTATTATAAATCTGTGAATATTTTAAATGATGATCAACAAGAGGAAGTTATTCAAGATTTTATAAACAATCTAAAAAATTTCTATGGAATTGATACCATATTAGAAACACATATTTGGGAACATGGCAAAGATAAAGAAAAGATTAATTTTAATAAACTTAAAAACTATAAATCTATATCATATGCAACAGCAATGGCTCAACTTGGGAAAGTAAAAGAAGAGTACCAGGAACTATTAAATGAAGTTGAGATAAAAAATGATAATTTTAGATATGTTAAAAACAGAGATAATTTTGTTGCAGAAGCATTAGACTTAGTAACTGCCACTATAAATTTATTATTGTTATGCAAAGTTACAGACTTAGATTTTAATAAGCATATAGAAAAATTAAATGCTTATAGAAATGGAAAGTACAAAAAATGAAGAGGTGGAATTGGTGAAAAAAGAAGAAGAAATTTATCAAAAAATTAGGGAGTTAGAAAATGATATAGCTGAATTTAAAGATATAATAAATAATAGCACTGACTGGGCTGAAAAAAGTGATTATAACAGTCTTATTTTTGAGGTTGAGAAAAAAATATCATTATTAAATTGGGTATTGGAGGGGTAAATAATGATTGAGTATTTACAAGAATTAAGAGTAAAAGAAGCAAACCAAGTAAGAATTATAAATAGCTATGTTTTCAAAGAAAAACATATGACTGAAGATGAGTTAGAAGCAAAGAAAATTGAATTTTTTAAGAATATACAAGAGATATACTCTTTGGAAGGTATAAAGTTGGAAATAATTGAAAATTCTATAACAGAGGTGAGATAATGGCAACACAGGAGCAAAAAATAATTTTTAGAAAGATGGAAGAAATATTAAGAAATTATCCCAAATATCAAAAAAGAATAAAAATGGAAATAGAAAATTTACAGAATCCACAACTTAAAAAGTCATGTGGACCTACTGGACAAAGTGGAGGAATCTATGAATTTAAAAGTGAAATGGAACAGATAGAGGAATTAAAACAAAGGATATCTAATAATATTAGCAGATATGAGGAAATAATTTTTAGGATAGATGAATGTTTGAACATGGTGCAAGACCACAAGGATTATGATTTTATCTATATGAAATATTTTGATAAAATGACTTATGAAGAAATAGCTGAAAAGTTAGGGGTTTCTTTAATGAGTACATATAGAATGAGAAATAATATTCTGAGTGCTTTGGAAATACACTTTAAAACACAGAGATTAATAGAGTTTTAATATAGTTTTGTTAAAATCGTGTTAAAAAGCTGTTAAAAATGCGTTATTGTTATGTTAGTTTTAATGTGATAATATGTTAGCATGTAGCGAAGTATAGAAGTTCAGAAGAACTTCCTCCTTATTGAAATAAATTACCACAGTAGTTCAAGGCTCTACTCTAAAAAAGTCTTAATCTTATGGGGCATTAGTTTTAAGGACTAGAATAACAGCGATTGATATTCATTGGTGCAAATCCAATATGTCCCCTTTAAAATATTTCTGTTAAAACTCTTGTAAATCTACAGGAGTTTTTTGTTTATAAAACTGGAGGTGAAGTAGCATTGAAATTAAATGCAAGACAAAAGGCTTTTTGTGAATATTATGTAGCTTGTGGCAATGCTACTGAAGCTGCAATAAAAGCTGGATATAAAGAGAAAAATGCCAGAAAAGTTGGTAGCGAAAACTTGACAAAAGTGGACATAAAAAGCTATGTAAAAGAATTAATGAATAAAGCAGAATCTGAAAGAATAGCATCTGCTGAAGAAGTTTTACAGAACTTAACCGCAATGATGAGAGGTGAAATACAAGAAGAGGTCGTAGTGATAGAAGGGAATGGTGATTATAGTTCGTCTGCTTCTATCATAAAGAAACAAGTATCGGCTAAGGAAAGAATAAAAGCAGCAGAACTCTTAGGAAAGAGATACGCTTTATTTACTGATAAAACTAAAATTGAAGGGACTTTGCCAGTTATGATTGTTGGTGAAGATGATTTAGATGAGTAAATATATAAAAATAAGTTTACCTCAAATCGTTGGAAAGGGTTATAAATCGTTTTGGAACTTCAAGGGTAGGTATAAGGTAGTTAAAGGGTCAAGAGCTTCAAAAAAGAGCAAGACAACAGCTCTATGGATAATCTATAACATGATGAAATATAAGAATGCTAATACTCTTGTTGTAAGAAAAGTTTTTAGAACTTTGAAAGATAGTTGCTATTCTGATTTAAGATGGGCTATTAATAGATTTCAAGTTCAAGATTACTGGGAATTGAAAGAAAGCCCTCTTGAAATGACTTATAAACCAACTGGACAGAAAATTTTATTTAGAGGTTTTGATGATCCATTAAAAATTACATCAATTTCAGTTTCAGTCGGTAGTTTGTGTTGGTGCTGGATTAACATATCGGTTCAGCACGTTAATCAAAACCTCTTTAATTGCTGGAACACCCTAACGTAAAGTCGAGGGCAATCAGCAGCGAAGCTATTTGACAAAATTAAATGGTTATAGTATCATATACTTATGAAATAAAAAGGAAGTGATACTATAATGGACAAAGAAATATGGAAAGATATTGAAGGATTTGAAGGTTTTTACCAAGTTAGCAACTTAGGAAGAATTAAAAGTCTTGGAGGATGGTGTGGTAGTTCAAAAAGAAAAGAAAAAATAAGAACATTAAATCATACAAAAGACGGCTATTTAAAAGTGAGATTGATGTATCAAGGTAAAGATATTACTTGCAGAGTACATAGATTAGTTGCTAAAGCTTTTATACCAAATCCTAATAATTTTGAAACAGTTAATCATAAAGATGGGAATAAAGAAAATAACAAGGTAGAAAATTTGGAATGGTGTGATAGAGATTATCAAATGGAACATGCTTATAAAATGAGATTAAAAACATCTCAAAAAGGTTCCGATAACAGCAATTCTAAGTTAACAGATGATGATATTAAATATATTAGAAAAGTGTATAAAAAATACAGTAAAGATTTTAATACTGTATCACTTGCTAAGCAATTTAATGTCACTAACAGAGTTATAGGATTAATAGTTAGAAACAAAAGTTATAAAAATGTCAAATAGAACGTTCAACGACTATCGAAAGCAAGAAAAGACTTACTAATTGTAGGTCTTTTTTTAGTAAGTAGAGTAGGGCTCAAGTGAGCTCGAAACGGGAGGCACTTAAAAAGTGAAGATATAGTCTGCTCTATATAGAAATATATAGAAAGTACATGGAAACGATGTACTTGTAACAAAATGCGAAGAAGCTTATGAATTAACAAATGAAAAATATTTTAATATGCTTGATGAAAGTATTAGAGGAGTAGTGGAAGAACCTCTATTTAAACAGATAATCATTACTTTAAATCCTTGGAATGAAGGGCATTGGATTAAGGCTAGATTTTTTGACAGAGAAGCGAAAAATATACTAGCTTTAACTACTAATTATTTTTGTAATGAATGGTTAGATGAAACAGATAAAGAATTATTTGAAGATATGAAAATACGTGACCCTCGCAGATATCAAGTTGCAGGACTTGGAAACTGGGGAATAGTAGATGGACTTGTCTATGAAAATTGGCAAGAAATGGAATTTGATTGGAGAGAAATTTTAAATAAAAGACAAAAAGCAAAAGCAGTATTTGGGCTAGATTTTGGATATACTAATGACCCTGCTGCTTTTTTTTGTGGAATATTGGACCAGGAGCAAAAAGAAATTTATGTTTTTGATGAAATATATCAAAAAGGAATGCAGAATACAGCTATTTACAGCAATATAGAAAAATTAGGTTTTAAAAAAGAAATTATAGTTGCTGACAGTGCTGAGCCAAAAAGTATAGATCATTTAAAAGGTTTAGGACTTTACAGAATAAAAGCCTCTAAAAAAGGAAAAGATAGTATTAATGCTGGAATACAGTTTATTCAAGATTTTAAAATTTTTATCCATCCTAGATGTGTAAATTTTTTGACAGAAATTTCTAACTATGCTTGGGATAAGGATAAATTTGGGAAAGCAGTAAATAAACCCATTGATGATTTTAACCATCTTATGGATGCTATGAGGTATGCACTTGAAGATTATATGAGAAATAACTCTGTAAGAACAATAGATAGAAATGTCTTAGGAATAAGATAGAAAGGAGGACTAATGGATGTACAGGAATTAAAAGAAGCACTGGAAGCCTTTATAAAAAATGAGCTACCAGAGCTACAAAAAATGGAAGATTATTATAGTGGAAAACATAATATTTTGAATAAGAAAGATAGAAGTGATAAGAAAAAAGATACTAAGTTAATTAACAATTATCCAGAGTATATAACAACTATTGCAACAGCCTATTTCTTAGGAAAACCAATAGCTTATGCTTTACAAGATGATAAATTAAAAAAAGATTTTGAAAAACTATCTGAATATTTAGCAACAGAAGAAGAACAACAAGAAAATTTTGAGCATGCTTCTAATTTAAGTGTGTTTGGAAAATCTTATGAACTTTGGTATATGGATGTAGATAAGACTATTGGAAATATAGTTGTAGACCCAAGAGATTGCTTTATTTTGAGGGATAACACAGTAAAAAAAGAAATAACTGCAGCTGTTAGATGGGATAAAACCAAAAATAAAGAAGATAAATGGGTTTATACATTAGAAGTTTATGATAGTACAAATGTCACAACTTATGAATTTTTATCCGATAGTGATGAAAAAGAAGTCCCAACTGTAAAGGGTGAAACTAAATTACACGGATTTAATCAAGTGCCAATTATTGAATTTTTAAATAATAAAAGGGCTAATGGAGATTTCGAAAATGTAATTTCTTTGATAGATGGTTACAATGAAGCAACTTCTACTGCTATTGACGATATGAAAGATTTTACAGATGCATACTTAGTTTTAATCAACATGGGCGGAACAGATGAAAAAACATTAGAAGAAATGAATAAAAATAAGGTTATGCTTATTAATGAGCAAGGAGATGCTAAGTGGCTTGTTAAACAAGTTAATGATAGCTATGCCCAAAATAATAAAAATAGATTAAATCAAGATATTCATAAATTTTCTATGATACCTGATATGCAAGATAAAGAGTTCAGTGGGAACAGTTCAGGAGTTGCACTTGGATATAAATTATTAGCACTAGAGCAATTAGCGGCACAAAAGGAAATGTATTTTAAAAAAGCAATAAACCAAAGATTACAACTTATGATAGGTTTCTATAATTTAAAAATTAGTCCAAAGGATATTCAAAAAGTCTTTACAAGAAATATTCCTAAGAATTTGGTTGAAGCAGCAGATACAGCTCAAAAGTTACAAGGAATAGTATCACATGAAACTATCTTATCTA